TACGTGGGACGAAATCTTCAGGTCCAAAGATGGTTGGTGTTGTCTGGAGTGGGACATATGGAGCATACACATATCCAGACTCAAGGAAGCTAGTTCCACGACGACCAACGAGAATAACGTTACGGAGGAAGTATGGGTCAACAATGACATCAAACTTCTTGCTGAGTTGACCAACATTGACGGCACCAATGGAGCCAGTCTCGGCGTCAGCAGTAACGCTAGCACGGAAGCCAGCGGTGAACTCAAGGATATTAGCAACCTCTGGTCCACAGACCACAAAGTTAGCACCACCTCTAAGAGTCTTACGGTGAATCTGTGCAGAAACATCATTGATTGTCTCAATGAGTGTCTCGTACCACTCGGACACTGTACCAGTGAAGTCTGGAGCAGCGGTAGAAGCACCAAGCTCAAGACCAGTCTCACGGTTCACGAAGAGACCTGGGGAGCGAGACCAGTAGAAGACTGAAGCAGTAGCACCCTCAACGAGGTCAGCAAGAATCTCACGATCAATCTCAAGAGCAATCTGCTCGGAGAGAATGCTGGTAAGCTCTGTCTCAGCGTCAAGGTTGTGGTAAGCGTTGAGGTCTTGACCCAACTCTGGTGTCCACTTAGCCTTAAGCTTCTTGGTCTGAGCGGTAACAGCGATGCTGTCAACCTTGATGTCGATCTCTGGAATCTGAGCACTTCCCTCAAGAGCAAAGAGATCACCGACAACTGCGCCAACAGTAGCGGAAGCATCAATCTGATCCTTAACTGGGAATGTCATGGAGAATGCGGTCATGTTACCCTGTGTTCCAGTGGAACCAGCGAGAACAGTTGCGTCATTTGTAACCAACACAAGACGAAGTGCTTCAGCCTGATCAGTCAAGCCAGAACGGAAAGCGGATCCGCCCTCGTCAGAAACGAGATAGGAAAGGCGACGAATCTGCTCAATCTTCTCACCATTAACACCCAAGGAAATACCAAGAAGTGTCTCAAGAGCGGAAGTATCAGTAGTAGCACCACCAGTACGATCTGCGTTAGCCAAAACGAAAGCAGAGAGGTTATCAAAGTCAGGGTCACCCTCATTAGCAGTAATTGCGGTCTTAGCAACATCCAAGACGTAAACCTGCAAACCAGAATCTTCAATAGCAAGAAGATCAGGGTCAAATCTGATTAACTTCTTGTTAGCGTCAGAAACAGCACCGTTGAGCAAGAAGGTAGCCTTCTGAACTAAAGCAGTGGCTCCAGCGGTTACAATAGCATTAAGCGAACCACTTGGGGAAGCATATGCATAACCAACTTTCTGACGAAGACCATTCTCGCCCTGAGTTGTGACAGTATCAACCAAGTTAATACCACCAGTAATCTGAGCACCAACCTCGTTACCACCATAGATGGACTTGTTGGCAAGGTTACCCATGCGCTGGGTAAATGTCTCAGACTCTCCAAGATTTGGTGAGTACACGAAATCGAGGAAGAAGATGAGTCCACTTGGGAGACTCATTGGCTGAACGCTAACGAGATCGTTAGCAATCAAGCCTGCGAATACGCGGCGAACGATTGGGAAAGCCACGGCTGCAAAACCCTCAACATCGCCGGCGGCGAGGGAAGAGGACTCACGGAGAAGCTCTTTTGCCTGGTTCTCAAGCAAACGAGCCATGGAAGCCTTCTTGCGGTCATTGGTAAGACCCTCAAGAAGCCCTGTGCGCTCCCATTTGGCGAGAAGAGCATTGCTCTCCGCACGCATATCACGATTGACAACACCTTCGGTCAATCTTTCTACAATACTAGCCATTTTAAATTTACCTCCTATAAATATGTTTATTTAATTCCGGCTAAACGTTGCATACGCTCTGCGAATGCATCATGTTTAGGTGTACTTTCCTTTCGGGAAGCACGAATAACAGAAGTTGGACGGCTGATAGCTTCGCTCAATGTTTTTGGTCCACGATTTGGTGTGGACTCCACTGTGCTTTGAAGCGTATTATAAATTGTCCTTGCTTCTGTAACTGAATCAGATTTTGAAATAGCTTCGACAATTCTATCTTTTTGTCGCTCATTTAAGGAGGCATTTCGCAATACGCGATTCGTATAAAGTAAGCGTGCGTTAGAAAGATTGACACCCTGGAGTGATTCTTTCATTTCAATAGTAGCACGCTTTAAGTTTGTAAGCTGCTCGTTAAGTTGGTTATTTTCAAAAACCAACTCTTCCGTCGCTTTCTTTAAAGTCTCTAATTCTTCTTCGATGTCTGTGCTTCGGCGATGTGCGATCTCTTTCTCCATCTGGAACTTTATGTCCTCAGAGGAGCGACCAGCCCATCCAGCCAATGATGCACCCATATCAACTGTAAGCTTCTCAACGATTGAATCTAATAATTCATCGGAGATATCTAATTCTTCTTCCATTGTGTCTAAAACTGCTTCATCCTGCTCTGCGGAAGCTTTTGCTTCTTCGGCAGATTGCTCGCCGGCGGAGGCATCCACCTCCATATCGTCTTCTTGGAGGAGAGCAGCAAGAATAGCCTCTTCAATCTCGATATCCTCATCAAGTTCTTCCTCATCCTCGTCGTCGCGAGCACCAGGAACAGATGGCATTGAAGGCATAGACATTTCTTGGAGAGCTTCCTTAAGAGCGCCAAGATCTAAACTAACCTCAACGTCCTCGCCTTCTTCGGCTAACTGGTTGAGGTTATCGCCTTCCATTTCGCTTAAGCCATCGGTAGCGGCAAGTGGGACATCCTCAACATCTTCTTCCAAAGAAGCGTCACCCTCTGCTGGAACTTCTTCGTCGAGACCTAACTCATCCTGCTCTAAAAGCTGTTCGAGAGTCTCGCGGACCTCTGTTGAATACTTATCGACAATAGCTGCCTCTGCATTCTTGAGGGCTACTTCGCGCAATGCTTTTGCATCTACAATGGCTTCTTTAAGTAAGTTAGACATGTAGTTCTCCTTAAAAACAATTTTTCAATGTAATTAGTGTGCTAAAAAAGTAAAAGAACCAATTATAAGATCTTATGATTTATCTAAGGTCTCTCAGGGGGCGGGGTTTCAATAGCTTGTTGTATAATTGACGCCAACCAATTCGTAAGTTCTAACGTGTCTGTTACAGTTCCGGCACCAGATGTGCTTATTTTTGTGACCAATTCTGTCTCTACAAAATCACGAAATTGCCCATTATTTGCAAATCCTAACTCTTCATAATAATCTAGAATTCTTGGAATAGTATCGTTATCATCATTAAAGTGTATTGTTTTAGCCATTTTTTATTTCCTATGCCTCATTAGCGCCGGTGCCTGTCTCAGAGACGCCAGGCTGCGAAGCCACAAAGTTCCAGAATAATCTAAAAGATCCTGAGGCACTTGAACAAGTGCTAGTTGATTGGGTTCCTATCCCCACATACAATCTAGAACCACTGACGTTATCACTGAAATCAGTAGCGGTGCCACTATCATTTTCTTGACTATATACAGTTCCATCACTTTCTCTAGGGGAAACAGATATGATTGAGGGGTCTCCTCTATTGTCGATAAAGGTCATAGCATCTAAATGAACACGCGATGCGGCACCGGGGCTTCTATTAGTTAATGCTTTAAATGTTTCATCTTCACGACCAACAGATAGATAAGGTTTAATTGTATAGTTAGTGGTGGATGTGTGACCGTAGTTATATAAAAGAGTAAAGTCTGGTGTGGTGTCATTTCCATTGTATGGCTGACTAACAATACCATAAGCACAAATTAATCTAGGTCCGCCGCTTTGAACTGCACCAGAATTGTCAAACCCAGTAAAGCTAGTCTTACCAGTACCGTCTTCGTGAGGAACTGTTTCCATTGTAAGCATCAAAACACCTGCTTTGCCCTCTTTACCTAAGCTGTGCATAGCTGGTGCTAATCTATCTTGAAGGTAATTTTCCGGGGAATAATATTGAACCGGGAATAATTTTGGCTCATTTAATGTTCTATTTGGAACATTATCCGTAAGACCAGCAATTGGTGTATGCCCAAAAGTAAATATACCATCAGAGGCACTAATAAAACACGCATTGGCTTCATCGGCAGTGGCGTTTACACCTTTAACCAAAGTCCAGCCTTCCAAATCCATAACTTGGATTCTTCTATAAGGATTTTCAGTTCCATAGTCAGCAGAGGCAGTTACAATAATAGACTCGCCACTGTTATCAGTAATTGTACACCTGATGTTGTGTACACCTTTTTCAAGCGCTGTAAAATCAACACTTTGACTAATTGGTCCAACACCACTTTGGAAATTAGAGAAGTTTACACCTTCAGCCGAAGATGTTGAGTTGCTTGGTGTTATAACAGACCAAGAGTAAGTTTCGCCACCCGTTCCAGCACCAGTTAAACTCGCTGTTAAAGATTG